TCTTTCATTTGTCTAAATCTATATTTTCCTCGATTAATAAGCTGCGCAAATGGTCCCGCGTTTGTTTAAATGCGTCGTATTGCCCGTCGGCTAGTTCCTCGTATTTCAACTTAGCGCGTAGCCATTGGTCGAGGTCCCATAAAATAGATTTCATTTGGGCGCCTTGCGATGCGTTTAAATATTCGTGCGTTTCCTCTGGCAAGGTAAATTGTAAAATTGCTTTCATTTTGTCCAACGTGCTTTTGTCCCTCGGTTGTCGTAATGCACCCAAGTGCGGTAAACACCAACGCCGCCCTCTTGCATTTTGCCATCTTTAATTAACAATTCTATTGCCTTAGCTACTTGCTCGGGTTTCATTCCTTTAACTTGAATATCCGCAGCCATCCCTAAAACGTGAAACGATTTTAAAGCACCGCCAATTTTAGCGTTATGCTCTTTAGAACGGTAGCCGCTTGTTATTGTTATAGGCGTTTTCAAATGGCTTCGTAATACCTCCAAATTTTTTGCCAACTCGGTAAGGTTTCGCAAAACTTCAGCGCTTGGCTCTTTGCCGTCAGCGCTTGCAAATTCTTTTAGGCTAAAATTGTTAGAAAGTTTCATAACGGAAATTTATGTGAGTCAATTAAAACCTCGTAATTGTCTGAGTCTTTGCTTCTTTCGACTACGCCGTGTAGCGTCAAAATACGGCCCCCAATTGGCTTAATAGGTGCGCCACGTTCAACGTGCCAGCCTTGCGACCCGTCGCCGTATTCTTCCTTATAGGTGCCAGTAATTGCCAAGTGTATTTGTTTTTGTGTTAACTCATAAACGCGCTTACCTTGGTTGTATTGTACGGCGTCCCTTACGTCGTTACGGCTAGAATTTTCGTGGATGTGGCCCATTACAAAAATGTCCATGTTCTCATAAATTTCCAGCGCTCTAGTTAGGTTTATAGCGCCGCGTGTGACTATTCCACCGCCCGCACTCCCATGAGCGTATTTTAATGTTTTGCTTAAAATAGTATTGGTCCTTACTTGGTATTTTATTATTAGCCAGCCAGTATAACCGCCAGTATATACGCTGGATTTATTCTTGTAATTCAGCAAATCGACAAACCTTTGCAAAATGTCGGTTTCTTGGTATTTAATTATGGCGGTTTCGTGGTTGCCGTAACCAATTACCGTTAAAATATGCGCGTAGGGACTAAACCAATCAACGGCCGTTTCTACAATTGAATCTAAATATTTAGCGTTGTTATGTTCTGGCAAAATGTCGGACTTGTTGCCGCGTTTGTCGCCCTTGCCTTGCATTAAACAAAAGAAATCCCCATTAATAAACACGGGTATATTATGTTCAAGACAGTAATCTAAATGGCGCTTTAACATTTTGCGGTCGCATTTAGGATTGTCCCAGTGTAAATCGCTTAATAAGGCTATTCGGTTTTCCTCTTTAGTTAGCGAAATTGTGTGTAAATTCTTTGAAATTTTAGTAATCTCCATTACAAAAGTAGGCTGGTTATAATTGTTTTAAGCAAATCAAAAAAAGCCGCAACGCTATGCTCTGGCAATAAGTAAGCCGCAACGCCTCCCACTATAATTAAAAAACCCGCCCAGATTCCTAAGCGGATTCGATTAGATTTAACGTCCTTGTCCACGATATTTTTTAGGCTTTTGTTGATACTTAGAATAAGCTTTTTTAGCTGCTCCATTTCTGCGATTCCCAAAAGAACTTGGTTTAACTGTCTGAACTGATTTAGCTTTTGCCATTTTTGCCAAATATTTTGCGACCGATTTTTTTAATGTCCTCCAAAAAAAACTCGCTTTTTTTAATTTGCTCCCAGAGTTTAATAATTAAACCTAGAAAGGTTAAAAGCAGAATAAGAAATTTAAGGCTTTCGTTCATATCGACAATCGATGCAAGCGTTCCGATAATGCCTAAACCTAGTATTTGCTCAAATGGAGGGATATTGCTCATTTCGTTAATTAGTAATCGTTTACCAAAAATAACTCATTTATAGGCAAATAAAAAAGGGCTAAAATTAGCCCTCTAAATTCTCGGTAATGGTTTACTCTTTTTCTTCGCTAGGTTTCGGATTTTGTTCTTGAACTTGTTGCGCTAAAAATTGAATAAAACTCATTCCGTACTTTGTAGGCAATTCGTTTGCCCATTGCTCAAGCATTTTAATTTGTTCCTCCGTTAATGTTACTTGCATATTCTTTTTGATTTTGTTTTTGTAATTCTAAATAAGTAGCTATAATTTCCTCAGTCCAAATTGCATTGGCAACCGCTTGAACTTTCGCATCTTCTTGGCTTATGTCATTGCTAGGAGTTACTACATGACGATGAAAAGTTCGGGTAATTTCTACGCCGTCTTTTTCTATTACGTTTGCAGTCCTTACTTGAATAGAGTTGTTTTCTAGTATCTCTATTTTGTCAATTATTGTTTTTTCTGTTAATGCCATTTTTTAATAATTTTATTTTATGTGAAATAATTTAAACAGACATTGTAATTACAAAACTTAACCACTTATTGACTACGTTAGTTGCTCCAGAGCCAATTTGAGCGCCCGTTCCAGTTGTGTAAAAAAGTACAGAACTTGAACCATTCGTAATATATGGACTTGTGTTTGTAATTACCGCAATATCAGAATAAGGAATTCCGCCACCACCGTAACCAGTTGGGCCTTGTGTAAAAGGGCAAGCCATAGAAATTCCCGCTCCGTTTGCAGTTCCCGTAAAACTAACACGACCAGAAACAATAACGGCCGAACCAATTTTTCTATACCATCCATTTTGAAAAGAATAAGTTATTCCAGTATAACCTCCAGTAATAGTTGGAGTCCAAGTACCCTCCTCGTAATCGTCCAATGCATTTGCCGCCGCCGTGTCTCCGTTAAAGGTTAGGCCGTTAGATGTTACTCTAATTCGTTCTGCTCCGCTAGTTTCAATAGCCAAATCCCCCAATGTATCACTAGAACCTCTTATTGCTCTTATATCCGCTAATGGAGTAGCGGCACCATTGTTAAAGAATCTTACATATCCACTGACAAAAGTGTTAGTTGTTCTTGTACCATTTAATTCTAATATTCCATTTCTTTCGCTAATTGTTGCAGATACGGTTAATATTGAACTTCCTGCTGAGCCTGCACTAAGGTTTGGAGAAACAGTGCCTATCCCAACATTTAAATTTGTATCTACTGTAATAACTGGATTGTTATTGCATCTTATTGAAAAGTTAGAACCAGAAATTGTTCCAATATAAGAGTCATTGCTTGCTCCAACTTCTAAACCTACAATGGTGCCAGCCGTATTTGTTAATTTTATCCCTTTGTTTTGGTTAACCGCTCCAGAAAATCCACTTAATTGTAACCTTGCCCCGTTGTCGGAGGCTGGGGTTGGGCCGATGTGGACGTTTTGTGTTGTCTGAAATAAACGAACACCTTCAGCGTTATTTGTTGCTAAAACAATAGGGAAATTATTATAATTATAAATGTAACTTACATCTGCTGAGTGTCCTACATAAAATCCATTTCCCGCTCCAGTTCCCGTGTTAGGAGTTTGATAAACAGTCGCTGCATTTGTTGAATATATTGTTAAAGGTAATGCGGGTATTGCCGTACCAATGCCAAGCCTATCGTTTGTTGCATCCCAAAATAAATTGGACTCGCTGCTAATCGCTGACGTGCCAGTAAAATATGCTATTTGCCCGCTTGTCCCCGTTCCCGTTACTGGGTTAGTTAAAGCGTTTTGCTTGTTGTTAAAGCTTGTCCAATCGGTACTCGATAACAAGCCATTTTGCGAGCCACTAGCCGTTGCAATTGCCAGAGTAATCGTTCCGCTTGTCGTTACTGGACTTGAGCCAATAGTAACCCCGCTAGTCGCTGAGGATAAGCCGACAGAGGTAACCGTTCCAGTTCCGTAGCTAGTCGAATCCAAACTACCATCGCCTTTAACAAACTGAGTCGATGTGCCGCCAAGTACTTGCGCTAAACTCTTGTTTTCCCATAAACTTGTTCCGCTCTGGTATTGCAATAAATTTTTATCCGCAACGCTTACAATTTTAACACCTTCGTCCGTATTTATATTGCTACCTAAAGTAGGTCGAACAAAGATAGTCCCGTTGTTAACGTGCTTAGTAACAACCGCAGCCACTTGCACAATATTATTCGGCGCAACTGGTATGGCAGTCTGGTAACCGCCCGCAACCGTAGTACTTGCGTAAAGAATATCTCCCTCGTTAAAGGCATCTGTATTTATTCCCCTAACCCTACCAAAGTATAAAACCTTACCATCATCACCGTTTAATATTTCCTCAGCCGTAACGCCCATGAATCGACTAGATGGCACCGTGCCGTTGGCAATAAATGGCTCAATCAATAACCTACCACTAGCACCAAGCGTTCCCGCAAATCTTACCGCTACACCTTTGGCAATCGTGCTGCCAGTTTGATTTTTGACAGGATAAAACAAATCCTCGCCAATCTTCATTGTGTAGCCATTTAGGATAATATCAACGGTTTCGTCGTCTGCATCCCAAAACATTAAGCCTTGTTCGTTTGGAACGCCCGCAACCGTTGTGTCAAATCTAACGTAGCCAGCGCGTAAACCTTGGGCGCCTAAATCTACAGTCGTAACGGCGCCAACGTAAGGCACAAAACCGCCGCTTGAGTTTTCCCATTTAGAGGTTGACGAATTGTAAACTAAAACTTGGCCGTTGCTAGGTGAAACAATCGAAACGTCGTTTAAGTCGTTAAGGTCCAAGTTGCCTTGGTCGGTGTTTTCCCATTTGCCCGTTACCGAGTCATAACGCAAAATTTGCCCGTTAGTTAAACCGCTAATTGCTACGTCGTTTAGTTCGTCTAAATTCTCGGGTAAGCCGCTTAAAAACGTGGCCTTTGTCGTCTGTTTATTTGCCCCGTCTTGCCAAATTAAAATAATATCAGTATCGCCAGAGGTTGACGCAATCGGAAAATCTATATATCGTCTATTTGCCATATTAATTTATTGGGTAAACGTATGCGGTCGGTACTTGTCCAAAGGTAATGCGCGCCACGCGTGTTGCAAAATCGTACTCCCAGCCAATTACTTCCATTCGGACCGTAGTATATCCAGAGTAGTTAAGCGAAACGGGTAAATAAGCGTTTCCCATCGTTGCGCCTTTGCGTCTAAACGACCCCTCTAAACGATAGCTGAGAGCGTTGTAAAGTGTCAACACATTACGAGCGTAACAATCGCGCAAAGTAGGCGCATAACCGCCCAAAAGCGCTTGGTTTTCAAAGCTTATATTAGTTTGCGAGTAGGTAATTGTACCGTTTGCATTGACTTGCAACAAAAACGTCGATGTCTGGTAATTGTTGTTATTAGAGTCCTTTAAAAAGACTTGAATTTGCACGTTAGCCTCGCCAGTATAATCGTAATTATTAAACGTAACGGTTAAATTTCTTTGCGTGCTAGAAATTGTCGTAACTACGGGCAAAACTGCGGAACCCGTTGGAATAGTACCGCTTAAACTATTGACCAAAATAAAGGTACTTGAAATAGTAAAGCCAGACGCAGCAACAAATTGGCGTTGGTATTGACCATTTACAACACCTCCCGTAAAGTCTAGGGTATTTATGCCAAGTGTGTCCGTTAATCTGTTTACTTGAGTAACCGCGCCGCTTGGCACTTGGATAATATTTGGCGTCGCCGCTAGGGATTTTTCAACAAAAACAATTGCGGGCAATTCTCCAATCCTTAACCAGTTTTTTGACGCGGTAATTACAAGGTCGCTAAAAACTAAATCGTCCTTTCTAATACTTGTATAATCGCGGGCCGTTTCGTAAACTTTTGCAACGCTACTTGGATTTCTTTTGCCTTCAAAGGTTGGAATTATCTTTGCGCTTGTAACGACCGCGTTGCCAGTTGTGCCAAAATACTTTAACTCTATTGACAAAAACCCAGCCGTAGGCAATACAAAAGACGAAAGTTTAAATTTACGCGTGTCGTCGTCCTTTGTGGAATAGTAAACGAAAGTCGAGTAAGTCTCGGACCATGCCAAAAGGTTCAAGCTGCCAACAATTGTGGTGCCTAAATATCGGTCAGTCCCGCCAGAATCAACGTGACGAACTGCAATAGCTAACCCGCTGGCAGCCGTTGCGTAGTTTATGTCTATTTCTAAATCTAAAGACAAGCCAGCAAAGTCCAAGAAAACTGGTTTTGATGTAATCGGCTGGTCGGTTTCCTCGCCATTAGGCATAAATCGAATGTCCCAGCTAACGCCTTGTTCGTCGTCGTAACCAGTTTGTGAGGGGATGTTATTAGGGAAAATCTGTATAACCGCCGTGTCTGGGTCTGGCGTAATTGTCCAGTCGTAAGGCTTGTAAGGACCTTCCAAAAACCAAGAATCTTCGTTAAGATTTTCGCCGTTGGCAATAATTGATTGGCCCAAGTCGCCTTGGGTTAGCGTTAGCTTTTTAATTGGTCTTTGGTACTGCAAAAGCTGGTCCCCTTGTACGGGTATCCAAGTTGTGTCCTCGTTGTCTTGGTCGCCAACTTCCTCGCTTAAATAGTCCTCAAAATAATTAAAATTAATTCTATCAGTTCCACTTGTTGCACCAGCTACAAAAGTATTATTTCCAAACGTTACAGAACGAAAACCTGCATTGGATGCAGCTGGAGTTCCTGTCCAACCTTTTCCATCAGTTGAATAAAAAATTCTATTTGTTCCAAGATTTGTAACTCCAACAAAATATGCATTACCAAATGTAATTGCTCTTGGATTAATAGATGGACTTGCTGCGGTCCAGTTTATTCCATCTATAGACCAATTATTTCCCGTCACAAATATGCCATTAGCAAAAAAAATACTTTCGGCATAAAAAATTGTTGCTCGTTCAGTCCAAGTAATTCCATCATAAGAGGTAAATGTTGTCCCACCAGATGAATTGGTTGTAACCGCAACCCATATTCCATTACCATAAGCTACACCGCTGAATTCGGGATTTATGCTTGTTGTTCTAGATGTCCAAGCAATTCCATTTGAAGAGGTCATTATTCGATTAGTCCCCTCAGATGCTACTGTAACATATAAACCATTTCCATAAGAAATGTCTCTAAATCGCATTGCCTCACTTGGAGTTCTACTTGTCCAATTAATTCCATCTTGAGATGTGTAAATATAAGAGAATGGAGTTACTCCACCAGATAGAGTATAACCAACAGATATAAATTGCCCATTTCCAAAAGTAACGTGTTGTCCCCCTACAAAATATCCAAGTGTCCAATTAATACCATCATAAGAATAACTAAAACTTGAATCAACTCCAACAAATATGTTATTGCCAAATGCTAAATGATTTAAATTGCCAGTCGGAGAAGCAGCTTGCCAATTAGTAATTGCATTGGCTGGGTTGTTAGGAAAATTTTCCTTTACGGCGTAGGTGTCCCAGTCATGAATATAAATTACAGTCGTGTCGATGTTTCGAGAAATGGCGCGCTGAATAATCCAGCGGCCGTCCCGTTGAAACAAAACCCAACCAAATGTTTTGCATATTTCTAGCAAGAAATCAAACGCGTTTAACTCTAATTCGTCAAACGTAAACTCTTGAACCTTTAGATTTTCGCCCTCAGCTTGCGCAAAAATAGATTTGGTATTGTCCATAACTAGACCCTCGTAAAGGTCGTTGCACACCTCAAAATCTAACTCTAAATCTAGCGTGTTTAGCTGGTCAAAAATCAACGTGCCTAAATCGGTGTCCTCACTTGGACCAGTTAGGCTAATTTCTTTTAATTGAGCCAATCCGTCGGTCGCAGTTACGACAACGGGGTAAGGAGGGTCTTGGAACGGCTCGCCAGTAATGTCGTTTAGTAAGTAGCCTTTAAAGACAATGTTTCCGTCAAATTTATGCACAACCAAAAACTCGCGGTCTGAGTAGCTAAAGAAATTTCTAAAGTCGGTTACGTCAGTCGAATAAAACGAAATCGTAAGCGTTGCCGACATTATAGAAGACGTAATGTCCTCGTTGTCTTCGCGCTCGTATTTGTGTACGGCTGGCGCCTCGGTTGCAATTAATTCCGTTGACGTTCCAACAAAGCCGTCTTGGTAAATTTCTACGACGTTGGAATAGTTGTCAATATCTTTAAAAGGTATTGTGTATTTAAGACCGTATGCCATTGGTTAGAATTTTCTTGCCCGTGTTTTATTTGCTCGGTTTAGCGTTCCAACTAGATTGTCGCCGCTAATTGTAAAGGTAACATTTCCGCCCATCATATTTTGGAGTTTTGACAAAGGCGCAATAACTTCGGGGTTTGTTCTGGCTCCCGTATATTCGCCGACTAGCGCCGACGTTGGCCCGCTTACAATACCACCGTTAGCAAACGGCGTTAAACCTCCAATACCTAAGCTTTTACCGCCAGCTAACAATTTACCAAAACCACTTTTAGCGCCCGCAGCTTTACCCGCTGACATTACCGCGCCGCCAGTTAAAATGTTTAACGTTACGGCCGCAGCAATTGCCGCAGCAAATCGCAAAACCATTTGTTTAAGGGCATCGAAAATGCCTTGAAAACTTATTTTACCAGTTTCGGCAAGTTGACCCAAAGTTTGGCCAAATAAATCCCCAACCATTAAAGCAGCGCCCATGTTTTGCGCAACCAAAGCCGTTTCGTTAGCCAATTGAGTTTGTCCTAAATTATAAGCCTCTAACCTTGCAACCGCGTCCTCTGGAATTATAATCCCTGGCATTGTTAACGCAATTTGCTTATTCATTGCCAAAATACTAGCCGAGGCGCTCTCGACCATTTGCAAACGTTCTGGACTCATTTGCTTAGTAACGTCCGTTTGTTGACCACTAAACGCGTTTCGCTCGCCTACTTTGCCAAGGGTTAAATTTTGAGTCTTTAAAAATTCCTCTGCCTCTTTTCTAAGTTGCTTAATTTTTTGGTCGTGTTCCTTTTTGTATTGTTTAGCTAATTCGTCGCTAATTTTTGCGGAGGCTTGTTTGGTTTCGTTTTCCTTTTTTATTGCTTCCTCAGATTCAACAGATGCGCGCTCAATAGCTTTTAAACCTATTGCAACGCCTTCCAATTGTGCGGCATAGGCTGGGGAAATAAAAGACATTAACTGGCGGCCAAAGGCTTCAATCCCGCTATCGCCAGCGGCTTGCGCTACGGTGTTAACTGAATTTAAAGAGGTTACTAAATCGCCGAGAATTGTATTGCTTAAATCTAAAAAGCTAGAAATCAAACCGCTTGACGACGAACCGATTGCCAATTGTAGTTGCGAAAAATTGTCCTCTAAGTTTGAAATTTGACCGCCGACAGTTGCCGAAATAGCAGCCATTGAGCCGCTCACGCCCTCAGCATTTCCCAAGCTTATTAAATAATCCTTTATGGCTTCGTCTGTTTTTTGTACTTCAGTCGTTACCCCCTTAAATGTAAATTTAACTTTGTCCCCTTCACTACTTGCCCGAATTCCAAACTCTTTTAAACGCTCAAATTCGCCAGTCATTGCGTCCAAAGCTGCCTCGGTTAACTGGTCAAACGATTTGCCAGTTGACGAAGCAAGGTCACCTAAAGAGGTCATTTGGTCAAACGTTGGCTTAAAACCTCTATTAGCAAGCTTTACAAATGAATCGGTTAACTCGGCAACTTGGAAAGGTGTTTTGGATGCAAAATCAACAATTTGGTCCATTGCTACCTTGGCCGCAGATTTGGAACCCAAAGTTGTCGCTAAAACGGCCTCCATTTTTTGGAATTCCGCAGTTGTTGCAATGACTGCCTTACCAAAGTTTAACAACATATCAGCGGCAAACAAACCGCCCATTGTCTTGCCAAGGCTGCTAAATGCGCTAGACAACGCGTTAGTTGATTTAATGCCGTCTTGGTTGCCTTTATTAACTTGTTTATTTAAATCGCCAACCTCCGATTTTAACTCGGTCATTGCCTTATTAAAATCCTTTAGCTGCGCGACAATGTCAACGTTTAATTTTGCGCTCATTGTATTTTCTTTGTTATCGTGTCGAAAATGGCTTCTTCTTCAAATTTAAGGTTTTGCCATTGTAAGCCAATTTCATACGCTTTTAGCTTTTCCTCTGGCGTTGGTATTTGTACGGGTTTCGCATCCAATAACGGGATTTTCCAATACTTTTCTGGCTTACGGATTAGGTCGTCTTTCTTTGTAACGTTTACGTTGTTAAGCTGCACCCAAATAGACCTAAATAAATTCTCTTGTTTAGATTCTCGCATTTGGTGACCGTATGCAATCGACTGATATTCGGCAAACGACATAAAATAAAAAGAGTCGGGCAATAGGCCCAACTCCCCAATAGCATAGTGCCAAATATCGTTAAAAGTTACTTTTTTTTTGCGCCTTCTTGCGCTGGCAATTCAACTTGAGTAATTGCCGACAACCCAAAGATTATGGTTTGCATTACCTTGCCGAGTTCCTCTGGATGCGTCATGTCGACCCAGTCCAAAATATTCTCAAAAGTTAAATCCAATTCTTTGTCTTTAAATATCGCCTCAACATAAAGAGCCGAGTAAACAAATTTTGCAATGGATTTAATTTGGTTTACGCCCGCGGTTGTAAGCTGCTCAATAGTTAATTGAACGTCATAACCTTGCGTTTCGCTAAAATGGATTAACGCGCCCATCCCAAATTTCAAAGGATAGGCGCGCCCATTTATTTCTACTGTAGTTCTGCCTGTGTAATTCATACGGGCAAGTTAGCAAAAATTAGGTTGATGCTGGTACAACGGTAGCTTTTAGTAAAGGACCTTTGCCAGTAAATTCTACGGAATAAGTAACCGCGGCCTCCATTTCAGCGCTTACGCTGATTGAGGCAACCGATGCATTGCCGTAAAATACTAGGTCGCCAGCAACGTTAGTAGTAAATTTCAAAGCCACAACAGTACGGCCGCTTAGTAGCGTGTAAATATCGCCTACGTTGTTTGTGTCGTCAAATGCAACCAAGCCGTCAGTTGAAACAGACCAGTCGCGTAGGCCCGCGATATGGTCGGCCCAGCCTCCGTCGTCCTTACATGTTGCGTCGGCAAGGTCAACGTTTACGGATAATTCAGAACTAGTTGCGCATCCAATCATTACGTTATCAAGGTAAACGTTTAAAAGAGTGCCGTTAAATTTGCCAGTAGTAGCCATATTGTTAGGGGTTAAATTCTATTTTTTTTTAAAAATAAAAGGTTACAGAATAATTGCAAACGTATAAATTATTTTTTGACCATTAACATTTCGCAATTGGTCCCGCTTGGGTCGCTCGGCTCTTTACTAAAATAATACTGCAAATCGGTTGGCGGTGTCGTGTATCGTAAGCACAAAGCTTTTAATTTGCAGCGCTGCGGTTTGCATTTAATTAAATCGGTCATTATGTGTAAACTAGAAAATTGGAATCTTGGTCTATAATTTTTTCGAATAATTCGTCGATAATAAAGCGCTCCGCTGGTAAATCTGTTTCGTATAATTCGCCAACACCTTTAAAGCTTGCCGAAAAACTTGCAACGTTTTCCAATTCTCCCGATTGCGTCAACGATTCGACCATTGCTAAACCTAAAAAAATAGTATTTGTCTCTGAGCCGATAGATATCCAAACGCGTTGCTTAGTTATTAACAAGTTATAAAGGTCGCCATAGGAAAAGCCATCGTAAATAGTAAGCGCGTCCGTAGATATTGACCACGAACCTATTTTACTAATATGGTCCGTAAACATTCCGTTGGCATTGGATACAGAATCCAATTTCTCCATTTCAACGCTTAACTCGTAAGCCTTAGACTTGGCAATTTTTTGCTCGCCAATTAAAACAAAAAGCGTAGACCCGTTAAGCTTGCCCATCTATCCAATTCTCGATTGTTAAAATTTCCCTATGTACAACGTTTGTGTCGGTAATGTTCGACAAACTGGTTTGTTGCAACAATTTAGCCGTTACAATTTTGCCAACTTGCAGTTGTAAATAATTCTCTGGGTAAAGGCAAACAATCTGTAAAATGGCGTCGGCAATACTGTCTGCGTCTAGTCTCCCATAGGGCGCAATCGCAGCTGTTACAACGTCCAAAACAATTGTGGTAACGTAATTATTTTGTTGGTTGTCTTTGTCGTCGGCTTGCGTCTGGTTTCCTATTAAAATGTAAGGGAAAACCGCGTTATCTGGCGCAAAAGTATCGTAACAAGGGACCAATGCACCTTTATAAGTAATCGTATTATTTAACGCCGTCCAATAAGCTTTGCGGACAAATGGTTTAATATTTCTCATTTCTATTTATTAAATAATTTAATCAAAGTCCGCTCGATATTTTTAGGCAATTCTTGGCGTTGTTTCCAGACCGCGGGATAAAAGAACGGTCGCGCTTGTAAGTTTACTTCTTTAATTCCGTCGCCTATAAACTCAGACGCAAAAGAGGTTAACTCACTTGGTACCTTTACACGGGTACCAGTTCCAAACTCAACGTAAGGCGCGTAAGCTGCGCCAACCTCAACGCCTCCAATTATTTCGTTTTTGCTTACCTTAATAGGTGTCGATTGAATGCTATTTTTTAGCGCTCCAGTATCAACGCGCACCTCGCTTGCCGCTTCGCTTTCAATTGCCAATATTGAGTCCTCAATTTCTGCACGAACATAGTCCGCAACGTCGCCCTCTAAGTCTTTTAGGTACTTATAAAACGCGTTTAAACTTTGCTTATTGAACTCAATACTTAGCATTTTTATTTCCTTTCTTTAGCTATAATTTTAATCATGCGGTCATATTCGTTGACGTCAATAATTGAATCAATTATAAGCGTTTGACCCGCGTAGGTTATAAACATGGCCTTTGTAATTGTAACTAAAGGGTTGTCGCGTATAATTATCTCCCATTGGTTTTTTATAACCATCTGGTCCTCGCTATTTTGGCGCGTGCCGCTTTGGTTAGTAACCTTTGCCCAACAAGTATAAGCCAAGCCAGAGGCGGAATAAAAACCACCGTAACCGTCCGCGCTTAGATTCGAATTAAAAAACGAAATGCGTTCTCGCAAATCGCCCGCTTTAAGTTCGTTATTAGTCCTCACGCTCCAAACCAGTTATAGGTTTTATAAGGCATTAATAAAGCCTTTACGCCAAGCGGAAAATCGGCCACAATAGTACCAACCACGACGTCTTCGCGGCGTTCGTAAAGCGTATTTACTAACATTTTAATAGCTAGTTTAATGTCCTCGGGAACTATCGCAAAACCAGCGTTATAAACTAACTTAAACTTGTAACTCTGAGCGCCGCCAAGAATAAATATTTTAGGGAAAAGGCCCGCGTTTACTTGATAAGTTAAAGGCGTTTCGACCCCGTTCTGGTCAATTGTTACGCATTTAGAAATATTTGCAATATTTGTTAGCGGCCCATACGGCATTTGGAACTCATATGGAAAAGTAAAAGAATTAATCTCAACGGATTTTAAAACAATACATTTTCCAATGTATGATTCGCAATAAATTCGAGCCATTTTTATAAGGCTAGTAATTAATGCGTCCTCAGAATTTCCGTCAATTCTTGCGTATTCTTTTGCCTCTGCCAATGTTACTGGCTCCGTAACTCCGTAGGTCGTTAATTCGACTGAGTAGCCAGTAAATGACCCGTTGCTAGGTGTAAATAGTAATTCACTCATTGTATTGTTTTTTTGCTTTGTCAACAATAAAGGTATAAAACCTTTCCAATTCTTCTTCTTGGTATTTTAGCCGTTCCTCTGCCAAGTTGCGCATAATGTTTTGGTGAAAGTCGTATAAAATCTCGTCATTCATTAATTCGTCGATTTTTTTGGCCATTCCGTCGATGTCTTCGCGGTCAAAATATAAACCCGCCGCTCCTAAACATTCCTTTAAACCGTCTGTTGGTGTGCAAATAACTGGCAACCTATTTATTGCAGCCTCCAATGCGACACGCCCGTAACTTTCGTAACTGCTCGGCATTAAAACAATGTTGGATTTGCCGTAAATTAGGTGTACGTCTGGCGTTTGCGGAACGTACTTTAAATTTTTATAGGTGTCGTCAATAATTTGCTCGCCGTAGCTACCTAACACGCCAAGAAATTTAATCTTTGGCAATCGCTTGGCAAGTTCAACAAGAATGTGGCCGCCCTTATTTTCGTTGCAATTTATCAACGTCACGTTTTGCCCGTGTTTGCGGTTATACTTTACGTCGTCTGGGAAAATTGGCGGTTTGCAAACAACTGACGCGTTAGGGTAAGGGCCGCCGCCTACGTTCTTTTGATTTGCTTTGTTGTTATAAACAACGTGAATGTTATTAGGTTTAAACCTTACGTTTCTGTAATCGTGGTCGTTATGGCTTAAAAAAATCAATTGCTTTTTAAATGTACGGGACCAATTTATTGCGACGCCAGTACTGTCTAAATGGGTGAAAATTACGTCTGCATTTTGTAAGGCTAAAAAGAAATCGTTTGAATAATACCCAGTTATAAATTTTAGAAAAGCGAACTTTTCTCCGTCTGGGTAAATCTGGTTTTCGGGTAAAATTACTTCAATATTGCACCCCTTTTGATGCAAAAATTTAGCGTAATGCTGCACGGTCCACTCGGCGCCCGAGTTATGCGTCCCCGCCCACGCGTGTACAAAAAAGACAACATTCATAAATTATTGGTTTGTTTTTCGTAAACCTATTGATTTTTAGATAAATAAAAAAACCCGCACAACAATTGTGCGGGAATTTCCAACTAAAACTAACCTATGAAATTAGTTACCAGAGCCAGAGGCCAAAGCCGCGGCAAAGCTTCCGTAAACGATGGATTGAGAGGTATAAACCGCAAGCGCGATTCTTTCTTCAACTCGAACAGTTACAAAGTTTTTAGTTACGTTGTCAGCGTCTTGCTCAAAGAACTCAAGCGTAACACCTTGACGAACGAACAACTGAGAACCAAGTGCCAAATCTCCAACAAAGAAATCGCCAGCAACAACGCCGTTAATTGCGTAAACTGGAACTCCCATGATAAACATTTGACCAGCGCTCATTGAAACGTAGCTAGGCAATACATAAGCGCCAGCGGTCTCCTTAGTCGAAACTAGTCTAAGGTAATCGCTTGGGTTAATCATGATTGCATTAGGTGCGTATTCGTTCTTAGTAGTTTGTACTACCGCTGCAGCCAAAACGTCGAATCTGTTGATTGTAGAACCAAAAGGAACGTTAACGTAAGCAGAACCGTCAGTTGCGAAACCGTGCAAGTTTTGACCAGAACCAGACCCGTAAAGAATTTGGGTATCTTCAACGTTCAAAAGCTTAGAAGGAGCGCGGCTAGAAAGGTAAGCGATAAGGCCTGGGGTATCGTCCAACATTTCTTTAGTCAATCTCATAAATGTAGGGATTGTTCTAATAGAACGGTCAACCGCAGTAAGGTCGAAATCAGATTGAGGCTTAGATGAACCTTGAGCGGTTGGTGCAGCAGCATTGTCGTAAGCTGATTCGCGAACGAAACGGATTAGGTTGCTAGAGGTTTGTCCAACTGGCAACAACTGACGAACGTTTACTTTTCTGTTTGGCGTAAATTTTAAATCTGGTACTCTTTCAGCTGGGATAACTTCGCCAGTATAAGAGTTTCCAATTGTCATGTCGCCACCTTTCAATTCAAGGTCCAACTTTACTTTATTAGCGTTTCCGCTTTTGTAGTTTCCGAATGCGTCAGAGTTAAACGCCTTCTCTAGTTCGCTAGAAAAAGAATAACCTTTCTGAGCGCTTGCGAAACCCGCTTGAGTTCTCGCGTCTACTTGGTCCAACTGGCTTTGTAGCGCGGTTGCCTTTTCGTTTAGCTTTGCGGTTTCAGCAGAAAGGTTTTTTCTGAATTCTTCGCCAGCTTCTTTCATTGCTTTAACGTCGGAAATTAACGCCTCGTTACCTTCCAATTTCGCTAAAACAGAATCTAATTGTTTAGTGATTGCTTCCATTTTGTTGTTAAATAAATTTTTTAAGTTTAGGTATATATTCAAACTCCAAAGCCATTGCTAACGTCGGGTCTTGCTCGCTTACGAATTGACTTGCGTCGGATTCCACGGTTAAAACTGACTTTGTTTCCAATGCTTTTAAATGTTCTTGAATTTGCTTTAATCCAATTTCTAAAGTAATCATTGATTCGTCGGTGAGGTCGCCATTTCTAAGAATTCCGCAAAACTTTGCAATCATTTCCTCGCTCTTTGGCTTGTCCCAACTTTTCATTGACTCAATCGGGGTGTTTGGATTGGCTCCCCATGTAACGGTCGAACCCTCCCAAAGTTTAATTTCTCTAATCTCGCGGTAACCCGCCTTATTGTCGCTCTTTACAATTTCAAAGCCTACGGAATGCTCGTTAAATACGCCTTCAGAGTAAAGCTTTATTACGTCTTTGCCGTAGCTGGTTTCGGTAATCTTAGAAACAAAACGCAAGCCCTTAGCGTCCTCCATTAATTCCATTGGTTTAGCCAACGGCATTAATGGGTTATGCTGCAACAAGTGCATTATTCGATTGCGGCCCATTGGTCCGTTCTCGCCTACGGTCTTTTTATAGGACCCAGCAACGATTACGTCGCCGTCTGAGTCAATGTTATTGAACGCGGAAAAATAACCCGTTACGATGCCTTTAACGTCGTCCACGTCCTCAATAATTCCCTCGCTTATATTCTTGTAAATCATGAGTTTCTTTTTTGTAAAAATAAAAGTCTAAATAAATAAAGCAAACCAATAAATTATTGGTTAACAAAATCGCGCACTCTGTTTTCCGATTCTTGGAATAGGTTGGTATAATCTTTATAACCGCCTTCAATGTCTGAGTCGCTTGGGCGCTGGTAACTTAGGAACGGGTAAACAACGTAACTATTGCCGCGTGGGTGTACAACTGTCCTAAAATATTCGTCAATTGGCACGGTTAAATCCAAGCTTGCCATCTCTTTGCAAAGACTATGCGAGTAGTAAATTGCGTGAGTTGTCCAAGCGCCGTAAGTACGGGCCAACGTGTTGTTTATTCTGTCTAGCCTTTGGTCTTTTATGTTGGCTCCCAGCATTAACATTTCCCAACCTTGCGGCAAATCATTGATTGCGTTTTTTAAATTGGTCGCCCAACCTCTGTAAGTTGCGTCGTCTTCAAAAATTAAAACGTCGCCGTCAGCTTGCGAAAATATTTGTTTAAATGTTTGCCACAATCCAAGCCAACCCCAGTCGTTTTTAATTGCTGGCACTCGCTCAAGTTCAAAATGCGGGCCTAACTCCATTTCGCAAGCCCGCCATTTATCGCGGCGCGAATCCAAATTAATTACCTTGGCAATCATTTGCGGATAGGTAAGCCGTCAACGTCTCGCATAATTCTAAACACAACTTTACAACGGCAGTTGCAAACTTGGGACGCTGGAGCGCTTGGGTCCGCTGGTCGGTCCATCTCAATACCGCCAACAATAAATTTTGAATTAAAAGGTATATAATCCGAGTTAAGCATTGCCAAATGGTCTGGGCGTGTGCGCTGGTCGCTTGCTGGTACCCATTTCTTTTCGTACATAAAATCCGAGGTTGCAGCCGATTGCATTGCGGCGGTATTGGTTGCCTTTACCATTTCAGTCCGTGCTATTAACTTGGCGCGGTTAGTAAATATTGCGCCAACAGTTTGCTCTATGCTTCGCGCAATATCCAACACGCCTTTGCCTTCTTGTAATCCAGCTGCAACAAGTCGCTCAATTAACGCAACCGACGTGCGATTTATGTCTAGCAATAACCCCGTTAAATTGGTCACGGCAAAACGGCGCATAAAGTCACGCCAGCCAGCGCGTAAAACTTCTTTTGTTGCTTTGCTTGGCGGTTGTATTGCGTTATACATTGCCTCGGCATAGGCAACGCCAGCCGTAACGTAAAGATTTTCTAAAACGTCAGCTAAAGGCGCGGGCGTAATTAGGTCAAATTGGTTAATATTTGCGGGTGCTTGTTTAATTGCATCCAAGTACGGTTGCAATTGCTTTTTTAAAGCCGTGTAAACTTGCTTTTCGTATCGCCTTTCGTAACGTCTTTGTAATGCGTCTAATTGATTAGCTAAGGCAATTTCTTTACGGGTTGGTTTCGGCATAGTCTCCAGCGTTGTCTATGTTTTCAACTGGTTGCGCTCCAAATTCGTCCAAAGACATTAAGCCTTGCGGGATAAATGGTTTATTCATTAAGTCATTTTCGTATTCGCCGTAATTCATTGCCGCGCGTTTCTCGTTAGGTGTTAACCAGTAAGCCGCAGAAAGTTGTTGCACCAACTTATCCATGTCGTCTTGCATTTCTGGATAGGCCATGTAATCAAAATCGACAAAATAGTTGTTCTTGCCGTAGCTAGGCAAAAGCCAATTGTTTAACACGTCTCTAATTTCAACGTGCAACGGACGCACAACGTTATTAATTAAGGCCTTATAAGCCGTTTCGGTGTTGTTAAATGTGCTTGCCTCAGTATCGCCAAGTAGCTTTGCATCGACTCCGTAAACGCGGCAAAGGGAACGTAAAATTACTTTTTGGGTGTCAATTATAGACATATCTACGGCATTCATTCCCATTTGAACCCAACTTAATTTGGCTGGCGTAATGATTACGTCGCCCGCTCTATTTGCGCCTTGGTAGTTGGATGCGTAATCCTCCTTTAGGCCTTGCGCTTGCTCTCGCGTAATGTTAACGGTACCGTCTCCCGTTAGTATTCCGCGCGCTCCCATGTTTTGCAGCATAGACAAAAGCGCTTGTTTTCCGTCGTTTGATGTGGTAAGGTCACGAACTGCGGACCGCAAAGGTGAGGCCCCGTATAAATGGTTTGCTGTTCCAGCCGTGTAGCTTAGATTTATATTTTTTAGGTGTCCAACGTTCTTAGCATCGATGCGCTCATAACCGTTGTAAGTTAGTCGGTATTCTTTAATCGGTTGGTTTAGGCCGCCAGAGATAATTTCCATAAATTGAGACGGCAAAGAATAAAGCGCAATAATTGGCGCATTTTCTTGACCTCCACGACGGGCGCCATACATATAGGCGTTCCCAGTAATCAAACGAAAGGCGGCAACTTCTTTTAACCACAAATCCCAAGTCTGGAACTCGTTTGGCTTCTTTAAAAGCTTGTCAAATTCTGGAATATTTACCTCTTCTAACGCCTTAGTCCGTAGCTTTTCAGCTGACCATTTGGCCCCAGAATTACCAGCGCCGCCGCTCATTGTCTTGTAATAATTAAAGGCTTTTTGGTCCTTAATTTCGTAGGTTACCAAAGGCGCCGAGGCTAGTTTGTTTATAATTAAATTGATAATAGAATAAAGGTCCGAGTTAAGGTAAAGACCCTTTTCGATAAAATTTTGCGTTGTTGGTGCGGTCCAAATTACGTTGTTACCCAAGTACGGGAAAACGGCGTTTAAATAAGTAGCGTCTTTTTTGCTGATTCCAACTAGGGATTTAAGGCGGTCTATATAATTCATTCCGTAATTCTTTTTTTGTAAAAATAGGGGATTAATATAAAAAATTGATTTAATATTCTAAACGTGCCAAAATTTGGTAATCGATAGCTTATCGAATGCGTAACGTATGGCGTCGATTGTGTGGTTGTATTGGTCCCGCGGCGTGTCGCTTCGCTTGTCGCTCCAAATGTAGTTGTTAAGTTCCTTTATTATTTCTTTACTTTCTGACGTTACGACAATCTGGTAGTCTTGCATTTTCATAATCCCATACCTTACCGAATCGGGGCCTTTGGTGCATGGGATAATATTAAAACCCATGTTGTAAACCTCATTTATTAGCCTTGGCTCGGCGCTATCCGCTACAATCATTTCGTTTGGCTGGCAATGCTTACCAATGCGCTTGGCTATGTCGGTAGTTGTAAGGCCAATCTCAACAAAACATTCTTGGCAATAGATTATTCCGTTGTTTTCGTCAACTGCAACCTTAATTAACGTGGTCGGGTCGACGCTAAATCCAAAGTCCATGCCAAAGCCAAAAGGTAAAGACGTATCGAAATCGCCAATTTTCCAGTTTTCAAATATTACGCCCTCGGCTTTGTCCATCCAGTTGCCTAAAACTATGTGGTTGTACTTGGTTAGGTTGCGCTCGCGCATAACCTCAAAACGATTTATAACGGTTGGGTTTAGGTTTTCTTTGTTGTCTAGGTAAGTCGTATGGATGTAAGTACAATCGTTTTTAACTCCAATAAATCCAGAATTAACCGCGTAATCCTCAAAAAATCGCTTGTAAACCCAATGTTCTTTGGTTGCTGGGTTCATTACTAACAACACGCGGTTTGGCTTGTCTACGGCCCTAACTGATAAGTCGATACGGTCGAAAATGTCTTCGTCTACCAGTTCCTCGGCTTCGTCCAATAGCCAAGTAGTAACCCCAGCAATTGATTTTAGGTTAGCCGTTGCGGTGCCTTGGCTGGTCTTAATGCCTCGAAATAGAATCTTTGAGCCAGTTACCTTGTTGATTATTTCGCTCTGGGTAATTTCAAAGTCGCCCTCTTTATTCATTAACTCGATTTTGTCAATGAATTCGGGAATAATCGAAATAAACGCACTTGTTAAAGTCCAGCGGGTAAAGAGGATAACGTGACCGCTTTCGTAAGTAAGGTTAAGCAAAAACATAGACAAGGTCCACGACTTGCCAGACCCTCGGCCGCCAGTAATTAAAAAATAACGCGTTTGCGGCTGCTTAAAAAAAAGAGGTTTGTATTTATCAAGTAGCTTAATGCTTTCCATTATTCAGTACTTACCCAACTTATTGGCGGCGTTATTCGGTCGCCTTTTGTAGTGTGGTCAACTTCTTGTTTGTCTCTTTGCCCAAGCCTTTGCTTTCCAAGCCAAATAAGCATTCCTCTGTCTTTATCCTTTAAAGCCGACTCATATTGCTTCGCTAATAGCAACGCATCTCCCTTGCTTCTATTTTGCCGTAAAAAGTCGGTAAAACCCATAGACAGGTCATCTTTGCAGCGGTTGTACAAAGTCTCTGGGTCGCATCCAAAATAAGCCGCAATTTGAACGCCATCGCATCCAGCTTGTAAAAGCCTTCCAGCTTCTGTCCAATCAATATTTGCTTTCGGTCTTG